TTAACAAAGTGAAAGAAATATTTGATGGAACCGCGCCAAAGAGTAAACTCGGCTGCTACGAATCCAAGAAAATCTACTCCACCAGTATTGTTTGGAGTAAGTGGGGTCAACCCTATAGAAACAATCTGGTCTTGAGTAGTGAATGAAGTCTGTGCATGTAGAGCTGGCACTTGTGCTAACTCATGTATCATCATGTAAGAACTTTCCATTCCAAAATTCTCTTTGCTAGTTTGTACACCTGGATAAAGTGTAAGTTGTTGGCCTGAAAACAAACCTTGACAGTGAGCAAGGTCATTGAAGTTCAGATTTTGGTCAATTCCCTGAGGAACAGCTGGATTAAAGGGTTCATCCAGTACTTTTCCAAAAGTAGAAATAAACTTTGCAATAGGAGTCCAAATGGGTCCAAGAACGGGTATCATCTTAAGAATCTCACTTGCTCCACCAACAATCTTTTGTATTCCTTGTACTGTAGTACCATTCTTAGCTTTGTCCTCTCCTTCTTTCTTGGTATCAGATTCAGGAACAGGAACTACTTCAGCTTTAGAATTTGTAAATGTTGCTCTTCGTTCAGTAACACTTTGGGCTTTCATTCGATCTTTCATTCTCGAACGTATTGAGGAAGGTTCAACAAATCCGGCAACTTTAGGGTCAAGAAAAGCTGCAAAAATACTAACTGTACACGAAGCAGGAACACCTGTGCTAGTTGTAATCAAAGGATTAAGTGGATTTAGCGCAAAGTAACATATAGCATAATCCGCACACGTTGCAATGTCCAACCATGAAAGGGGATTTAAATAGGGGACATCGATAGTGGTTGAATCCTGAACAGAAGCTGAAAGAACTACTGGCCTCATATTTCTATATTGATAGGAACTCAAATTAGAATTGCTTCTACATGGTAAAATTCCAGTAACTAATGCACCTTGATGGTATGGGGTACTATTAACACGAACCGTAATACGCACTCCTGCACGTATGTATTCGTATACACTGAGGAAATTTGAAATAGCTTCTATGGCAAACAAGCTCTGTGGGAATGCCAAATAGAATCCTGAAAAGGAAGGAGTCCAATTAACTTGCGCTAAAAGATAAGATCTACGCAAGACTTGGGAAGGGGTTTGATCGGGAAAGGGATTGGAGATTCGACTCAACACTTCTCTTCCTGGTATTTGTTCTTTTTCTAAATTTGCCGATTCGTCAAATTTTATAAGTCCAGTAACCTCTTGGGTTGTCGCCTGGACTTCTTGTTGTAATGTCCTATCATCCGAGGACTTCGTCGATTTTTCTGCTTGAATCTGGGAACATACTCGCCAGAGGTGATAGATTGGCCACCTCTCGGCAATGGGGACTGTATTGTGATGTGTATTTTCCATTCCACAATACGTGTACTTTACAGCACACCCGTGTAGTATCATAAGAATTGTACACTGGAAAACAAGAATGGTAACCCTATCTCTGGGAGTCGAAAAACATTGTTTCAACATTTTTTGAGATTCTTTAGGTACATGGCCAAAAGATCATCCCAAGTAGGATAAAACTGATTCTCAGGAGAAATAGAGATCAGAAAGGGATTTAAAATCGCTTTTTGTTCATTGAAAACTTTTCTTCCATGAAAAAAGATTTCTTTAAGAGCAGAATGAATGTTCTCTGTTATCTGCTTTTTTACCGGTAAATCTGAGTCAGTATTGACCCATAAGAGATGTTGCTGTATGTCCTCAAGTTTCATAGGACACATAACAATACCAGTCTCTTCATCTCTGACTAAACGTCTCTTCAAAAAGTCGGCTTCGTCCATAGTCTGAAAACCGCCTACAGCAGTCTTATCAGCTACAGTTGTTTCATAGCCAAACATTTCAAGTATATATTTCGTAAAATTAAGAGGCGTAAATACGTCCGTGGTACAAATCATATCTACCATAAATTGACGTATTGCTTTGTAATTGTCATCACCTAAAGTCGTTAAAAACATCAACTTCTTAAGTGAAATCCGACAGTGGAGAAAATCTCTCATCATTCTAAGAGCAGCAGCTCTGTTCATAACTACATTTTGAACAGAATTAATGGCAGCAGTACCTGGTCCTCCTGAAACCATAATATCTGCAAGATAAACAGTACGGGCAATAAGCAAGTATACATTAAAATGAGCATGTATAATTGCAAAATAAATTCTCTTAACTTTGGCTGGTAGTTTATCCAAACCATAAGCTTTCATAAAGCGTCTACACATGCGATAACTTATCTCTATGATAAAACGGAGATCGTATCCTGTGAAATCTTTTGAATCTATAAACTTACCCTGAGAGTAAGAATAGAATATTTTATAATAAGCCCACCAT